CTGCTCCCGTGAGGTATGCTCCCGTGAGGTATGCTCCCGTGAGGTCTGCTCCCGTGAGGTCTGCTCCACTGAGGTATGCTCCCCTGAGGTATGCTTTGTTTTTAACAGCTTCTATTACTGTTTCTTTAACTGAATTACCCTTTTTTTCATATTCAAAGAGAAGCGAACCCAACATTGTTTTAATTTGAATCTTTGTTTTCATTACTAAGTTTTTAAATTGATTAAAATATTACTTTACAAAGATAAGCTTAATTTATAATACGTGCAAAATAATACAGATATTTAATTCTTTGCCTTTTGGAAAATCCTTACCTGATCTTTTACACGCTGATCAACAATAGCCTTTTTGCGCTTTCTCTTTTGCAAAATGCGAAGGAAAAGGAAAAATTTAATGTCGTCAATCAGTTCTTTGGATGGTGTTGGCACATGTCAAAGGTAATAAAAAACCTATCTGAATGCTCAGTTTTTCGGATAAACACTTTTTTTACCAGTCTCCATCCGCGCCCCCTCCGCCTCCTGAACCTCCATCAAAGCCGCTAAAACTTGAATCAGAATCGCTATTGCTATCCGAATCAGAACTTGAAGAACTGAAAATATCATTCAATATTGCTGCTTCAATAACATCTTCAACAATAGATGTACCTGCACCATTGTCGTAGTATTGCCTATCGGCACTATTCCTAATATTGGAATAATTTGGGTTATTGGTCTTAAAAACCTTTTCAGCAATTGCCTTGTCTTTCTTTTTCCGTTTAAAAATGTTAAATGGCTTCATAATATTTAGTTTGATTAAATTACGCTTATCGAATACCTGCCTGAAGGTTTCAGCATATGCGAATGTACGGCATATCTGAGGGCGTCCATCAAATCGTCCTTGAATTTTACAGGCTCTTCAAAAAGGTTGCCTGCCGAATCCTCACGCCACTTATAAGAGCCGCGCTCTTTCATGATGTTCTGCGGTCCAGTCCTGACGACATTAATCTTTAGCCTCTGCACCCTTTCAATCCCGTTCTTTACCGATTTGTCTGCTGGTTTCACGTTAAAGCCCGCTTTTCGTATTTCAGCAATTGCCTGTGGGTTTGCCACATCGGCATAGATAGGCTGGTTTGTGACGTTGGATTTCAGCACCTCAATAATATCCGCATTGGTCATATAGCTTTTATAAAGCAGTTCCTCGACAAACAATATCCGGCTGTCGGCAAGGTAGCACCTTACCAATGCTGTTGGGTGCACCCACCCAAAATCCAATCCATAGAAAACATCAAAGTTTGAAGGGTCTGGCATTTCATCAACCAAGTCCCAGGGAGGGTATATCAAGCCTTTAAGCTGCCCACGTTGCCCCAGACCGTATATTTTCCAAAGGTTTTCATCAACATCTTTGAGCCGTTCAATCTCTTTTACGATTTCAGGGTCAAGGAATGAATTGTCCAAAAAGGTTGACTGTATAAATGTCACCTCTGAACTTGGCCTTGTCAACACATCCTCATAAATCCAGTGGTTTTCATCTGCCGGATTGTAGTCAATGAATATCTGGTCTTTTGTCCGTAAAGCAAGCTGTATGAACGTTTCCTGTGGGATAAGGTTGCATTCGTTCACAAAAAGAATATCCCTACGTGGCCCCCTCGCCTTGGCAGGTATGTCCACCGAAAAGAACTCCAGGATTGAACCGTTCGGCAGTTCAAAGATATTTTCTGTTTTGTTGTGATTTACAAGGTCGTAAAGTTCTGCAGCATGGAGGATATTTATAAAATCTCTAATTGCCCCTTTTTTAAGGTGCGGCAAAGTGATTGCACAAACGGAAATATGGAGCCGCTTTTCCCATGCCCTTTGAAGAAGCAACTGTAAGATACTGAAAGTTTTACCTGAGGATGAGCCCCCCTGGTTGACGACTATCCTTGTCTTGGCTTCATCGTTCCTGTCATAAATGCGTGGCGATACATTAATGGGCTTCATTTAATTCCTTTGCCTCCAGTTCCTCTTTGGTTAGATATACATGGTTTATCTGGATTGCTGTGATAAGCTGCTGGCCTTTAGTTGTCATGTCTATTGATTCCTGTGGTTTGCCATGTGCCCGGCTAAGGAACAGTTCTAAGTTGAAAGCAGAGCCACGTGAAATGTCCTTTTGTATTGCACCGATAACTATGCGCTCCAATACTGTTAAATTCGGGTTTTTGGAGGCTTCTGTAAGCTCGTCTTTGTTCATTGAAAGGATTACAAGGATGCAGTCTTTGACCTCCGATTGTGAATAGCCCTGTGCCTTCAGTTCTGAAATGTATTTTCGTGGTCTCCCCGCATAGTTACCTGACTCCCCTTTTTGAAGTTGATTAATTGCGCCTCCATGCTCCTGTAATACTTTTTGAGCCATCCTTTGTTAATCCTTTGTTCCCTCTAATGATGAAAAGTCCAAATCTGGGAAGTTTTCTTTTATCTTTTTAGGGTCGCCTTTATAGAAAATAAGGACGTTTTGATGGCATTTGCCAAGTTTTCTATTTTTCATTGAATTAGCTACAATTAATCCTAAATTGCCAACATGATTTATTAATATACATTCATTATATAATAAAGTTGGATAAAAAGACATAATAGTCTCACTTACAAAATTCCTGTAAAACCCTTTCTTGTCTCTAATATCGCCAACAACAAAACATGCAAATCGGTTATCTTTAAGCCTGTCTAATGACTTTTTTATAATTTCACGATATTGGATTAGAAATTTATCATAATCCATTGTCGAAAGGTCTTCTGGGTCATCTGAATACACTTCTAAATCAAAATAAGGCGGACAACTAAATATTAAATCTGCACCAATCTTATTACAAATCTTATCAATGTTTAATGAATTGCCGCAATGCCAAACGGGTTGTGGGTCTTTACAAATTTTTAAGGACTGTTGCCTATTTGCCTCAATTTGATCTTTTCGCAATTCAACACCTATGTATTGAAACCCTAATTGAGAAGCAACAATGCCACGTACAGAACCTCCTGCAAAAGGGTCTATTATTGTGCCATTGATGGGACAAAACCATTGATATATAATTTCGCAAAGCACGGGGTCAAATATTGATATACCGTTGTTTATTGAGTTTAGTTTTTTTCTTACATCGGAATTACCAATAGTATCAAATGCCTGTACACCTTCTCTGCTTTTTTCAGACTCAATACCCAAATCAAGCCAATTACGCTTCCTTTCCTGCCAATAGCCCTGACGGGTGTCTAAAATCGAGAACGGTGGTATTATGAATTTATCAACCAGTTTTTTAGCATCGCCTTTGCCTCCAAATTCTTCATCTTCTGAATTACTTTCAAACTCCAGCGGCAAATCAAGCCCCCAGCTCGCCAAATCTTCAACATCCCACTCATTGGCCAATTGTTCCCAATTCCATTCCCCAAACCCAAGATTGTCCTTTATCACAAATTCCTTCCATTGCTCCGCCGTGAGGTCTTTGGATTGTTTTACCCATTCCTCAGGCAATTCTTTATAACCAAGTTCTTTTAACGCCAATAATCGCATATTGCCACCCTGTACAATAAATGCAGAATCAACAACAATAGGGCGCAAAGCCATCATTCCAGGAAAAGATTTCAAAGAGTCGCAAAGCTGCTGAAACTTCTCATCTTTAATAATACGTGGGTTATTGGGGTTCTGTTTTAATTTAGATATTTTCACAACCGTTATTTCTTTAGTCTGTTTCAATTTGGGAAAACTTTAATGCTTCTTGAAAAATGTTTAATTATGCCGTTATTGTAAGTCCTTTTAATGCCAAATTTTCTGTACACCCCTGTTGCTCTCATAAAATGAGATATATGGATGACTTCTTCATTGAAAGAAATGTCAACCTTAACTATTTCTTTACTCTTTTGAGCCATTTCTGATATGCTTTATGTTGTTCTTTTCGTGATAATTGTTGCCCTACCTCATAAGGCAACATGCACATTCGCATAAATAACCAAGCATGATTAAGCCTATAATAATAATTTAGGAACGGTTCTATATGCTCAATTGGCATCATTTTTCTTTACAAATTTACCGTTTTCGCGTTTCTGTTCAAATTTGCCCAAATCCTTGGCGTTAGGGTCTGGGATTTCCTGTAGCAAATATTTGTTCGCTTCCCACCAACCACAGATTTTGTCGATAAAACCCATGAGCGAAGGCCCACAATGGAAGCAAGGCGGTGGGTCACCTGTCTCTGCGCTGAAAAGGTCTGACGCACTGTACATGATGCTTGAATAACCACCGGGAACGCCCCTGTTTATGTGGCATTCGATAAGTTTTGGCATGTACTGTTCGAGCTGTTTAAGGGTGTCGAGTATCATAATTCTATTTTTTCAGGTTTCCAATCTGGCAATTTTAATTTTACTTTTAGTTCCTCATAATTATCATGTAAATGAATGGTACAAATTGCCTTTAAAATGTTACAGAATCCATTATATTGAGTTTCTTTTGAGTCCTCATCTTGTTGATTATAACAATCCATTATTAGTTGTCGTTCGTTTTCAGTATGCGACCAAAATGCTTCGCTCCAATTTCTATTTATCAAAATATCGTTTAATAATAAATGAATTCCGGGAAAAGAATTATTCCAAATAGCTATTAAATTACTTGATGCCTTTTTAAATAATTCATCTCTCATATCCTTGTAAATTTACTGATTAAAGTTGCAATAACGGAACAAATTGCGGCGTAAAATATAAAAAGCGGTTCTTGGTTAATTGCAAAATAAGCCAATCCTGACCAAAAACCCAAACATAATGGGCAAGAAAATGGTTTTAATTGTGCTTTTGGCTTTATAAAATGATTAAAAATCAATTCATGCCTTATCCTTTGTACTAACCCCGAACCCTCTGCAAAAAGCCAAGCGAAACATGCTATGCCGATTATTTCAAGTATTGTTTTCATATCCATTTCCCGTTTAAAAATTGATAAACATTTTCCGCATTGCCCCGGTAAATCACGCTCCAAAGCCCTCCGTTTCCGCTATGGGTAACAAGATATTTGCATTTTGCCATAATCAAAACTGCCGCAAAAAACTTTTTGCCATATTCCGCACGTTCTGACATTGGAAGCTCCAGGAAGTTTGCGGAATCCTTTTTTTTCATTGCCGGCAGCTCGTGGAACGTGAACGAATTTGGGAAATTATCCTTAAAAGTATTCATGAACTCCGCCTCGTCTGGCATAACAAGGAACCTGATGCCAGGGTTCTTTTTTTCAATTTTAGTTGCCTGGGAAATAAAATCGTAATAATTGGCACATTGCGTCTCCCGGTTCTTGTCATTGCCCCTGTAAAACACGGCACATGTATTCTCAAAATCAATATTGTTGCCTTCTGTGAGATATAATTCCCAACTGTTAACCCCTTCGCTTGGTGTGAAATATTTTTTGATAAATGGCTTCATGCTATTAAAGTCCAGTTGCTTATAATCTGAATATTGAGGGTCTATGTTTTCCTGAAAAGTGATTGCCACAGGGTTCATTGCTATTTGATAATCATCATTTTCAGTATAAGGCAATTCCCCAATTTCAAAACTCTTTTCATCAAAATAAAAAGGTACCAGATCACTCACAGTGTCAGATTTGTAAAAGGCATATTGAATTGACCTATCCACAATATCAGGCAACCTGCCGTGATTCTTGTAATAAATCATAATATCCTGTAATGCAATAGAGCTATTTGAAAAGAACCCTGCATTGTGGATTACCACTAATTTTGTTTCATCTATCATTGGCGAAAAAGGCGGGTTTGCCCCACTGTTTATTATTTCAAATTCCATTTAATTAAGCGATATAGCAAATTTAATATAATCAGTTTGGGCTAGCCCATGTGATTTTAATGAAAATAATATCCATACACACGGGAACCCTTCAAACACCCTGCCGCACTCAAATTGATAGGTTTTATATAATTCCATACCTTTCATTTTTCTGTTGCTCTGTCATGTAGCCAGGGTCATTGTAGTAGTACATAATTTTGTCAATAAATACCTCGTTTTTCAGCAGCCCTGACTGTTTTAACCTTATTGAAAAATCGTGGTCTTCTGCAAATCTCAATGAAGTATTGAGGCCAATCTGCCGGGCAATGTCGGTTTTTATCACGTCTTTGTGGAAGATGGTGCGTAAATAGTGATAATCGGGCCCAAATCTTTCATCATTAGGCATTATTAAATGCCTCCTTAATGTAGTTTCTTTATTGTATAATCCAGGGCCATGCCATTGGCTAAATTCATTCGAATGACAGGCAATTTTCCCACTTGGCCTTATCTCTTCCAAATAGCCAATGCAATCTGGTTTCGTTTCAAGGGCTTTTCTTATTTCAGAAATATAATCCATTGGAACATTGTCATCATCATCTATCTGGACAATATATTCTGTATCACACTTATCTAATAACAATTGCCTTTTTGCACCAATTGCCATTTCTTTATTATCCTTTTCAGAAATAATTTTTGCAAAGCCCCCGACATTTTGAGCCAAAAGCCATAATTGCAAAGTATTGAACTGGCTTTCCCTCCCCTCAATCGTGGGTATCGCTATGGTGAGTATTGGTTTCATAATTGTGGTATTTGCATCCCTTTGCTGTTGAGCCATTGGATGTGAGAGTTGTCAAAATTTACTTTTTTAATATCTTCGGCAGCTATGCCAAAGTTTTCCCGGTATCGTTGCAAATATAAGGCTTCCCCTTGTTGCCATGTCTGGTTTGATTTTACAGAAAGGTCGTCCCAATGCCCTGTAACCGTGTAATGGTTGTGCCTGAAAAGCAAGTTGCTTGTTATTTTCCTATCCAAATAATCCGCGACATTCGTCATTTCGGTATCACAGAAAAGATGTAAATATTCAGGGTAATATACATATCCAAACCGGTTGTAATAAGCCCTGTCCATAATCGGAAGAGTAATAATCCAGGGCTGTTGCCCGTCCTGCGTTTTCAAAATCCAGTCTTTACGGTCGCCAATTTCATCTAAAATAAGCCTGTCCCAATTCTGTAAAGGTTCGCTGAAATCGTCAGAAACAACGATAATAATATCGCCTGTTGTACAACTTGCCGCGTAGTTTATCGCACCAACTGCCGAGCGGTTATCATTGTAAATCATTTTCACGTCCTTGCCATGCTCCAAAAATTCCATTTTGTACTGATGCAATGTTTCATCGTCATAATCCAAAGAGATAATATACTCAATATCCTTGTTTTCAGCCATAGCGAGCCACTTTTCCATAGTGTCGAAACACCATGAAGGGCGGTGGCGGGATGGGTGGATTATTGAGAATTTCATTTTATACCTATCTTTTTTAAAGAATCACATGGTACACATGTTATTGAAATGACTTCATGACCTAAATAAGTAACGCTATTAATAGTTGCGAAACACAAACCAGTTTTGTAATCTTTTGAAAATGTTATCTTTTCAATAGTTTTATTTGAATCGTCTGTTGAAGTCTTTTCTATTTGTGTACATGAAATTAGCCCAATTAAAACAATTGCATAAATTATATTTTTCATAATGATATCTTTTTATCGCTCTTGTACATTTTTCTAAAAAGTTGCTCGTTTTTGTAAAGGATAGGTTTCATGTTCAAACCATCTAAGCTATGCGTTTCAGGCTCTAAACCCTCTGGAAAGCCCTCAAAATTGCATGAATAGATGTATTTTGTCACGTCCTTAATTGTTAGGTATGGGAAAGCCGTTAAGCCCATGTTATGGATACGGCAGCTCAGTTCGCAATGCTCATACCCATATACCTCAAAATCCTCATTGTAACCGCCTGCCGTCTCAATGCAATGCCTTGTAAAGTACATCATGCAGCCCCAGGCATAGTCGTATTTGACCAGTTCTCCAAATAGCAAGCCTTTTGTTTTGTCGCTCAATTTGCCCATCAGATGCCCTTTATTCGGGATATAGCTTAAATGGTGCTGCCCCATTGCTTTTGCGGAGTCAATGAAAACTTTATACCAATCGGGATGACGTGGATATGCGTCATCGTCAAATAAGAAAATATGTTGGCAGTTATTATTAATTAAAAACCTAAGACAAAAGTTTTTAGATTTGGCAACGCCTTTTCTTTCACCATATTCATTATCAATATGTGGACAAAAAATAAATTCAAATTCATCAGTATCTTGCATTAAGGGTTCGGTTTTTTGCCATTCAGATTTTAATTGTTCATTGATTTTATGAACTCTGGTTATGCCAACTCCAATACGTATTTTCATTTCACCAATTCTTTTAAAAGTTGCGCCCTGATTTCATTCGCCGTGTCAATATGATATTTCACCTTCACATCCTCATATAGCTGCATCGCCAAATCATTTACAAGATTTTCGTTCAAAATAAGCCTTTTCATGGCATTTTTCCACGCCAAAGCGCTATTTGCAAAACCGTCAGTTATTGAAATCGAGTTTTTATTGGTGGCCAAAAGTGAATAAGGCTCTACGTTGCTTGTGATTATTGCCTTTTGCATGAACCCCGCCTCAATCATTTTAAGCTCTGATTTGCAACTATTAAAAACGCTGTTCTGCAAAGGCGCAAGGGCAATATCAAAAAGGTTGTAGGCAAAGGCATAATTATTTGTGTCCTCCCCTTTTATTGCATTGAAATTGTCCATATATTTTCCGTTGCAGGTGAAAATTTTGGCATAGGATTCATAAATACCCCCTTTGTCCTGGTCTGAAAAGCCTAAAACATAGCTTTCAAACTCGTATTTTACCTTATGGTCAGCATGTAGCATTTCAAAGGCTTTACGCAACAGGTTTAAGTTGTTGTAGTGGTAACTGCCACCTACCCATCCAATGCCTATGAAATCATTATAAGCTGGCTTAGGCTGAAACTGTGGCTGCTTTGGGTCTATCGCATTTTGCACATATTCGCATTTCAGGTCTTTGCGCTCCTGCATTATCATTTGTGCAAGCCTTTTGTTTGGAGTGGTCACATAATCCGCATTTTTAAGGCATTCCAGTTGTTTTGCGCCAGTGTTGTCACGTTTGTAAGGGATATAGTTGGGGTGGTTTGGCGGGAATATCCAATAGTCGTCCAAATCCATTATAACGACAATTCCCAAATATTTGAGCCTTTTTATAAGCCATAGGTTGTTGCCCGTTGCCGAAATCTCGCATGAAAAAACGACTGCCTGGAATTGTTGTAGAAATTCGGTTGTGGCTGTGTCGATCTGATTGCATTCAACGTACCTGAAATCGTTTGGGCTGTTTTGGGCAAGGTTGATGTAAGATATCTGCAAACGATGGTATGCCTGCCCTGTGTTTACATTTGGCACCAAAACCAAAATATTGATGCCCGAAAACGGCACATCGGGCAAAGAAGTAGTAACATCTTGCCTCGTGAAAGGAGAATCTTCAATGCTGTCTGTGCCGCTTAATTTTAGTGTTTTCACGAATTTTAGAATGTTACTGCCGACAAAACTAAGTATAAAAAATCAAAAACCAAATTTATTTTTCCAAACACTCGAGGCACTCGGCACTTTCTTTTATTTTCTGCTTTATTTCCCTTACTGTTTTCTGGACATTTCCCCGGCTTATCCTTAGTTGTTTTGCCAATTTCGTGCAATTTGAGGTCTTTAAATAGCTTTCCGCAATCCCTTTTTCATACCAGCCCAGCTTTTCAATCTCTTTTAACAGGCAATCGGTTTTTTGTATTTCCGACATTGGCTCGTCAACTATGGCAACATCTATAAAAACCTCAAATACGAGCCTGTAGTCCGCTTTTTTTTTAAAGATGGAGTAGATAAGGTTTTGACTGAAATGTGTAAATACCTGAATGTCCATCTTTTCCCACCCGGTCGATTCAGTAAGTGCAATGAGGTAATCTTGATGGAGGTCTTGCGCCAAATCCGATTTACAGAGCAAAAGGCAGTAAGGGTAGAACCGCCTTGTATCTGACAATGCCTTTATTTGTGAATCTTTGGTCATTAATGCGAATTTGTATTAGAAATACCATTCCACGCTGATTTTGAAGCAAATTTATCCAATCTTTCCATTCTAAGCGCAAAAGCAAGCATTTCAGCCTCTCTTTTTAGTTTTTCAAGTTCAATATCCAACCGTTTACGTTCTTTTGCCAATTTTTCATTTTGCGCCCATCGTTTCCGTTGTTCGGGCGTTATTGTTTGTTTCTTCTTTTTGGTCGGCGCAGGTTGGGGAGGGTGCGCTTTTTGCATTTTATGTGAATATTAATTGTTCATTAAGTGCAATTGCTGTTCGTGCAATATCGCAATATTCTTGCTTATATTCTATCCCAATAATCTTACGTCCTAATTGTTTAGCACGGGCAAGTGTAGTTCCTGTACCACAAAAAGGATCTAAAATAACCCCATTTTTAGGGCAACCTGTAATTATTGGTTTATCTATTAATGCAGAATTGTAAGAGGCATAATGCTTTTTTGAACTTGGTTTAGTGGGTATATCCCAAAAATCGGAGACAGAACCGGGGTTTTTGCCATTAACATTCCATTCAGGGCGCGCCCCTTTTCCTATTGGAGACAATAAACCATTTTGATAGTTTTCTTTTGATTTGTCTCTAAGCCTAACACCTTTGAAATTATTGATTTCACCTCCTTCTTGCCCAGTAAATTCATATTGATACCTTTTTATTGAAACATCTTTTTGCTTTTCACGGATAGAATCCAAATCAAAATAATACTTCTCGTTCTTGACCATAAAAAACATATATTCATGCTTCTTTGAAAATCTATCTCTAACTGATTCAGGCATACCATTACGCTTTGCCCAAATAATATCATTGCGCACAATTAAACCCCTATCAATACAGCCTATAGCAAAGCGATGTGGTAAAAGTAATAGTGATTTATTTTTTATGGCTTTGGCTTTGGCAAATGAATCAATTGTGGTATTTTCACAATATCCTTTATTTGAAGTATTACCAATTTTATTTCCATTATAACTATCTCCCAAATTAACCCATATTGTACCATTGGGAGTTAAAACCCTTTTACATTCATCAATAAATTGCCATAAATGCTCTAAATATTCTTGAAAAGTTGGCTCTAAACCCCATTGTTTGGCATATCCATAATCTCGCAATTGCCAATAAGGAGGGCTGGTAATAATGCAATTTATAGACTCATCAGGGAATAAAGCCATTTGCTCTAAAACATCTCCTTGCAATATTTGGTTTATAAATTGATTCATTTTATGTATTTTTTATCAATTCCAAATCGTTTGACAAATTTAAGACAGATGTTCGTTGATTATTTTCATGGCTTGGTCTAAATCACGTACAACATGGCAAAGATAACCTACATTGATCAGTTCTGCCATGTATTCGACCTGCTCTTTTGAAACTTTGCCTGTTTTTCCAGCTTTGATTTCGAGAAACAAACCATGATAAATTACTGGATTATCTGGATTATCAAAATAATGCAAAACCCTTGGTTGCGCGACGAACAAATCTGGCACACCTTTTTCCATACCCAGGGCTTTTGCCTGTACCTGTTCAAACATTGTCCTTTTTTGTCCTGACATGGAAGCGATAACCTTAACTTTGGGATATTGCGCCCTGATGAATTGAATTATGGCTTTTTGGAGGTCTGTTTCGGGGTGTTTCATTTCAAAATATCTCCATTGCTTTTTGTACACGTTCTTTGAAATTTTTGTCAATTTGCATAAAACCTGCAATTTTGTTTATTCCTGAAATCACTGATGTATGGTCACGCTTTCCAAAATATATCGCAATATAACTTTTACTGTACTTTTTACCATCGCTCCATAAAATATAAAACAATATATGCCTATGCTCTGTAATCTCACGTTTGCGGCTTTTGCCCCTCAAATTTGTTATCGCAACACCAAAGGTATCGCAATATAGTTTTACATAATCGTCTATTTTTAGGATTTCCATATTGTGTTTTATCAATCTTTTACTACTTTCGTTCAAATTGTTTATCCGTCTTTCAAAAAGTTCATCAAAGCGGGAATTGAAATATATCTCAAATATTTCATTAAACAATCCTTTAGCTTCATCTCTTGTTAGGCAATCGAGTTGCATTATATTTCTTCTTTTGGTGGCAGGTTGTCTTTTTTCCACTGAAGGAAAGCCGGGTCTTGTAAACGCTCCCTTAATGAAAGTTTCTCTTTAGTCTCAAAATGTACCTTTGGTTTTTCGGGGGCATTTCTCATTTTCTCGTAGGCGTCTAAAATTTCCTGCTCTGTTTTGGTTGGGATTTCGTTCACCTCTGCAAAATTCCTTTGTTCACAAATATAAAGCCGCTCTTGGCAATACTTTTCAAGCCATTCAAAAAATATAGCTTCATCAAGGCGGTTATAAGATTTGCCGAAATCTCCCCTTTTAGCCTGGTTCACGAAATAAGCTATCTCATCGAGTTTTATTCCCCAGTACTCATTGATTATCCTAAAAGTTATCCGGGTGACTTGGCGGGCATCCAAATTCATTGAGACGTTCAAACTATTGGAAAGGTCAACAACCCATGCGTAAATCGTGGCGGCCAAAGGTTCTATTCCCGATTCACGCTTATATGCTGAAATTTGAAAACCGTCCATAGCCATTTCAATAGTCATTTGCCCCCGGTCAATCAATTCTAATATTTGGTTAGCGGCTATATCCACCTTTAGCAAGTCCTTCTGATAGGGCCTCAATTGCATCTTGCTCTGTGATTCGTTTATTTTGTCCATTGTTTTTATTTTTAAGTTCAAAAATTCCTTGATAGTTGTTTGCGATTGATTGGTGCAAAATCTGGATTGCCTCGTATTCGTTCCCTTTTGAAAGTTCTGACAATTTTTTTAGCGCGGCCTGCAAACCAATTTTTTTATATTTTGCCAATTTTTTTTCTTTTCTGTAATCTTCCCAAATCTGCCAATTTTTTTTAAAGTTTTCAGAAGTGAAAGGCCAAATTATTTCTTTTAAAAAATCGGTCTCTTTATTTACGTTAGTAAATAAGTTGTTATCATTATTTTCTTTGTTCCCTTTATTACTTTGTTTAGTAGTTGTACTATCTGTTGTACCTTTAGATGTATAGTCAGTTGTACTATCTGTTGTATTATCAGTTGTACTAAGGTCTTGGTATTGATTGTAGTTAGTTATTGATATTAAGGTAATTAGCTTAGATTTCTGTTGTACTATTTGTTGTTCTTTTTCGAGCATGTTTAAGAAGCTATTTACCTTTATTCTTGACCACTTCCATCTTTCGCATAAAGTTTCCTGTGAATAAGCAAGTTGACCCCTGCCAATAATAACCACGTTGCCCCGGATAAGCATTTTAGATTCCTTGTATTTTGCCAGGAATAACATATCTATCCAAGCCTCAAATTTTGATTTAACCTTACTATCTTTCCATAGATAGTTGTCCTGTATATTCCTTGAAATACTAATCCAACCTTTAGCCATTGGAAAAAAGTCTAAGTCACTTAACCCGGTCGAAACTGGCATTTTGCGAAGGTAAATCGCAGGGTTTCCCCCAAACACGGGCTAAGTGCTTATTATTTTAAAAATATAGTGTGTGTAATTGTAAACGCCAGTTTCATTTTACAAATATAATACAATATCCGAAAATCACTTACTTTTTTTCGCAGTAAATGGAGTTTCTGAAAATTGTATCACATCTACAGGCACATCACGTTTGGTTTGATGTGAAATTTTAAGTTGTAAGCCTGTCACACGTATTATTTCCCGTGCCTGACTGGCAATAGAATCGGCTTGGCCCGGGTCGATTTCTCCCGACTTAATTCCTGACAATGTTTCCCAGAGTTCGTTTTTTAGGTTTTCTGCTGTGAGCTTTTCCATAATCGTTTTCTTTTTAATGATTTATTATAAGTATTGTTTAAAATATTTGCTTCGATTTTTGAGCCTATTTCAGCTTCCAATTTTTCAAGGATAATAGAGCTTTCCCAAAATTCACCGTAATTTATTTGCGCCCTATGCTTCTGGTCATAATCTTTTTTCTTAGCCTTGTATTCAGGTTTCCTACAGTATTCAACGTGCTTAGGCATCCTCTCTTTGCGTATAATGGCGGCTTTTATAGGGTCATAGGTTCTTTTGAAATAAGCCGCTTTCTCCGCTTTTATTTTATCGGAATATTCCTTTCTGTTTTTTCTATCGTATTCAGCTTTGAGCCGCTTTTTTTCTTCAATGGAATAGTTTTTTCGCCTATCCATTCCAAAACATATCTGGTTGCAATATAGCGACATATTCATTTTCTTAGCCCTATTATAATGCCCAATAGTTTTTTCTATCTCTTTCCCACAATATTTGCAATTACATTTCATAACCAATCTTTTTGGAACGGCAAAATTATTTTTCAGGTTTTTCGGGAAGTGGCATCCAGTAGGTTATTTCAACAGATTCATAATTATCTATTCTGACAAATTCTCTTCCATCATGCAAAACACACATTACCTCCCATTCGTCATTATACATAAATCCGTATCCGATAATATGTACATCTTCTTCAGGTTGTTTTTCTTTAATATCAATCCATTTAGATTTTTTCATATCATTATTTTTTAAAACTTTTTGGGTTCCTGGATAGCCTGAAAATGTAACGCCACCAAATGTTTATGTTGTTCGGTTGCTTATCGGGATGTGCAACTGATTGAATAAGCCTTAATTTATAAAATTCGTTAGTAATCGTTACCATAAAATTCATGTATTAAGAAGTTTGAAAATTTATTCCAAAGCCGTTTTATTGTTTTTGGGCCGAAAAAAATTATCCGGTACAAAGTATATCCCATTGAGACAAAGCAGAATAAAACGTAAAGGTTGGCGAGGGTGTTCATAAGGTTATTATTGGCCCTAATGATAAAATATATTGATGCCTATCTGGGTTACCGCCCCATTTTTGTTTGCCAAAACCAATATCAATACCTTCCAAATTTATAAAGAATTTGGGGGAATCTTTTTTATATCCATTTTTAAAGCAAATCACATCCCATTGGTTAAAATCAGTTTCGCCACCAATAAAACGATTTGACCAATAAGGTTTTATCTCCCTATATTCTTCTTTCTTTTCGCCAGAAAGAATCATATCAAACCATTGTTTTTTAAGTGTTAAATGGAGTATTTTCATGCTTTCACTTTTTTATTCAAAGAACCCTTTGGGCGGCCTCGCTTTGAACCAAGTTGGCTTAAATAGGCCACTATCTGGCTTTTTGCAAAGGTTTGATTGATTAGCCTGGTTCCGGCACTTAATGGCGTAATGTGGCCTGGTTTCTTTTTTGTGCCTGCCCATGTCACAATAGTACGGTGTGTTGCTATTTTCAGTAGTTCATCATAACTGATAATCGGCTTATCAGGCAGTAATTTTAGGTTGTATTTAGTCGTTGCTTTCATATTGTTTACAAATTTATACTATATTATTTGAATAAACCTAACAAAATGTAAAATATTTTTTTACTATAATAAAAAGGTAGGTGCTCCAGTTCTGCCGGGCTTTATTTGCATTTAAAGGCACATTATATATAGGTGTAAAATTATTTTTAAAAATAAATGAAATAAAAAGTACCACGTATTAATAAATGTAGTAAATTTGTACTTGTAATATTTAATAACAACTAAAAACTTTGAATTATGAAAACCGTCGAAATTTTAAAACCAATCAAATCACTTAATGGCAATACTGTATATATATCTTACAATGTAGATATACGCGAGAATGGCCAAGTAAATATTCATTGCCATATAGCACAGGAAGGCTATTCATACGGCAATCAATCATGGTCATTCGGGCAAGGTAAATATAATAGCCCTAAGCAACAGAATGTTAAGATTCAAACAAAAGTAAACAATACACAAGGATTTATAAGTGATATTATTGATTTGAAGCAATATAACCCATTAACAGATATTAATTCTCCTTATTTTCAAGCATAACTGGCTGTTTTCAAAGTTCAGTTCTGGTTGTGGCTCCAGTCAAAAGCCTTTTTTTTTAACTCAAACAATTTAATCAGAAAAAATGGAAAATCAAAATCAGTCATTCAATGACAACAAGCCCTCACAGCTTTTCTTTGACATTGCGGAAAACCGGGAAACATTCACATTTGCAACAGGTGAACATAACAGAACAAGCCCTTTGGAAATACAAAAGTTGACAATTTACGAACTAAAGGAAAAGCATGGCATTGTTGCCGCAGAAGTTGACAAGGCAAAGGCGACTATAAAAGGTATGCTCAATGCACTTTTAAAGACTATGGGAACGGGCTGGGTTAATGAATGGTATTACCACTATCATAAGCATATTGACGTGTGGGCAACTTCTAACGGGCTTTATCAACTTTGTGTTAAGGATATTACTGTTTTTGAGCATCCAAATCCAGAACTTATTTATCGACATATTAAAACCATTGTTAAACTCAATAAAGATGAATTTGAAGATGAAAACTGAAATACTATCCTACAACCTTAAACTCCTCACCCTCATTTGGGGGAAAAGAATCGAAAATAAAAAAAATAAATTTATAAAATAATGGAAAAAGACCAATTAGAAAAAGGTAAAGAACTGGAAGCCAAACTTAGACGTGCAAATGATGACTTGACCGCTTTAACCAAATGGAAAGACTCTAAGATAAAAGTCTATCTTAGAAATGATAATGGGGTGCAATTACAATTCAAATGTAGCCCAACTATAATAGCTATCTATGAATTTGAACTTACTCAACGAATTAATGAACTTCAAAAAGAATTTAACGAATTATAAAATGACAACAGAAATCACAAAAAGCCCTTTGGTTCAAATCCTTGAAACCTCTGGAATCGAAAAAACAAAGGGCGAAATTGTCCTTGAAAAATTTACCCACTTCTTTCAACAAGCCAGTGAATGGGAAACTAAGGTAAAAGCATTGGTTATCACTGATGCAAGCCAAATCCGTGAAATGAAAATGGCAAGGGAAGGCCGTCTTGCATTGCGGGATATTCGCGTTGCCGCCGAAAAAGCAAAGGATAAATTAAAAGAAGATTCTTTGAGGGAAAGCAAATTTATCCAGTCGATTTATAACCTTATCGAAGGCACTATCAAACCTTTGGAAAATGAATTACTTGAAAAGGAAAAGTTTGCCGAAAACCTCGAAAAAGAAAGGATTGCCAAATTGAAAAAAGAAAGGATTGAACTTCTTACGCCGTGGGTTGCCGATGTAAACCATTATTGGCTTGAAGGCATGAGCGATTCAGATTTTAAGGATTTGTTGGAAGGCTCAAAACTTGCCCATGAAACCAGGGTTGAGAATGAGCGCAAAGCCGAACAGGAACGCATCGAAAAAGAACAGGCTGAAGCCGCCGAACGTGAGCGGATTAGGCTTGAAAATGAGAGATTAAAAGCAGAGGCAGAAGAAAAAGAAAAGGCTTTGGCTGCTGAAAGGTTGGAAAGAGAAAAAGAATTAGCCGAGGCGTGGGCTGCTCAACAAGCACAAAAAGAGCAGTTGGAAAGAGATATGGAAAAAAGAGAAGCCATTAGAAATTTGAATTCTGCAAGATTTACGGAACTATTGCAATTAGGTTTCAAATATCCTTTTGATGATTTGGGAGATATGACTGATTTTGCATACAACAAAATGCTGGCTGAACACCAAAAATCATTTAAGGAAAAACAAGCCAAAGAGGCTAAAATCAAAGCCGAACAAGATGCGATTTTAGCCAAAGAACGTGAAGCCCGGGAGAAATTGGAAGCCGAAAAGCTTGCAGAAGAAAACAGGAAAAAAGCAGAAGAAAAAGCACGTTTAGACGCTGAAAAAAAGGCACTTAAAGCACCTGATAAGAAAAAATTGCTTAACTTAGCATCAGTTTTAGCATCAATAAGAGTTCCTGAATTAAAATCAAATGAAGCTCAAAAATTAGGCATTGAAGCGCAAGACAAAATAAACTTTTTATCAAAATGGATTCAACAACAATCTGAAAATTTATAAATGGAAAATCAAACTGAATTGGCTTTAGTGCCTGAAATTTATGACGAACGCAAGTTGTCGGTATCAATATTTGATACCCCAGAAGCATTCGAGCAAGGGCAGCGTTACGCCAAAATGCTAATTATTAGCTCCCTTATTCCTAAGAACTATGTAAATAATATTCCAAATACCATGATTGCATTGGAATATGCTCACAGGCTTAGGATTTCTCCATTAATGGTAATGCAAAATTTGAATGTGATAAACGGAACGCCTTCGTGGGGTGCAAGTTTCTTGATAGGTATGATTAATTCGAGCGGTAAATATACCGATGATTTACAGTTTGAAATGACTGGCAACAAAGGGCAATCTGATAGGGGCTGTTACGCATGGGCTGAAAACAAAAAAGGTAAAATAATAGAAGCCCCTGAATTCACCTTCCAAATGGCAATTTCAACGGGGCTGGTCGATAAAACAGGCAGTAAATGGAAGGTAACACCCGAACTGATGTTGCGCTACCGCGCGGCCTCTATGTTTAGCCGTTTGCATTGCCCTGAAATAACTCTTGGTTTTTACACAACAGAGGAACTTTTGGATGAAAAGGATAATTTCAAAAAGATAAGCATTGAGGTTGAACCCATCGACCCGGCAGAATTGGAAGCCGTTTCAAATGCAATGTCACAATGTGAAAATGTGGATGCACTGAAAAAATACTTTGCCGGGCTTGACGCAAAACTGCAAAAAGATGCAACGGTTATTACAATAAAAGACAGGATAAAAAACACTTTGGCGGCTAAGGCTATGGTTAAAAATGAGGGCATATGATAATATACAATATGCCACAAAGAACGCCTGAATGGATTGAAGTCAGGCGTGGGAAAATAACAGGCACCAGGTTAGCCGATATTTTCAAAACTGATAACCTTACCTTAGCAGATAAATTAATAGCCGAAATGGGAAGCGACGAGGATTCACCTTCATTTACAAATGCAGCTATGCAGAGAGGCATAGATATGGAACCAGTCGCAAAAGCATTGTACCAAAGCCAAACCAGTTACGATATATTGGAATGTGGTTTTATCGAGCATGAAATACATTCTTTTATTGGCATGAGCCCAGACGGCCTTATTATTCAAAATGACAAATACGTTGGTGGCCTTGAAATAAAATGCCCTGATACGTCAAAACATGTACAATATATCCGACATAATAAGCTGCCAACTGAATACCGTTATCAGGTTTTGAGCATGTTTTTAATAAACCCTGACTGTCATTTTGTAGATTTCATTAGCTTTGATGATAGGTTCAAACCGAAACCAATATGGTATAATACCACTTTTAGAACTGATATTGCAGATGAACTTATAAAAATAGAAGCAGAAGTTTTAAAATTTTGGGATAAGGTTTTGAAACTGCAAAAAGATATAATTTTTTAACAGTAAAAAATAGAGACATGGAAAATAGAATTATCAAAGATGTTGCGGAAACAATGTACATCAATCACGAAACTTCGAGTTATGCAATATTCTGCTATAATTCACACGGAGATTTATTCGTGAATGGCGATTGGGGCTATTTTACTTATGCGTGGCGGTCTTTTAGTGGCACTTTCAAAGAGTTCTTGGCAGGTTGTAACGCTGATTATATTACTGGCAAATTGGCGATAAACTGGAACAATATTGCACCCCGCGGCAATAGGTTTGTTGGCAACAGGGAGAAAAATGTAAAAATACTGGTACAAATATTTATTGATGAATTGAAAAAAGAACAGGCACTTTAACCCCCTTAACAAAATGAAAAAGATTTTAACAGCGGAACAATGGATAAAACAAGAATATGGATTTAATGTCCATAAAGGAATTTACAGCGAAGGAGACATGGTTGGTTACGCTATCTACGTGCGTGATTTTACTTTGGGTGTTGCGGCTGAAAAAGTAAAAAGTTTTACGTATAAAGATATTAATGCCATGATAATCCTCTTCCTCAAGAATGATAAAAATTTACAGATATGAGCAGGTCAACAGGAATTAGCGAATTGATGTATAAATCCGTAAATGAAAAAGGGGGAGTATATAAATTTGCCCTCAAATGTCTATTACAAGATATTGATGCTGATTATTATTCTGCCCAAGAATATGCAGATTTTATTGAGTTCCTTCAAAACGAATTAGGGCATTATGAATATCGTGAACTAAGACGCAAATTTGAAATCGAGCAAGAATATATTGAATTGACTTATGATGAAAACCTTGAATTAATAGAAAGATGAAAACAAACAAAGAATTGGCGATTGAATTAATAAATTTAGGCGTAAAGAATGTTAATGCTTTCCCAATGGTTGATTTATTAGTTGCCAAAGAAGCCATAGAGATAGCAGCAAAGCCTCCTGACCTAAGCGATATGTATAATCAATTAATTTCCGATAAACTTTTATATGCTACATGGTATGAGGCACGTCATAAAAAAGAAATCGAGATAGCGTTTATGGAAAGATTAGCACAACAGAATATCATTTCACTCACACCCGATAAACTTTAAGAGATATGGAACGCTGGAAACGATTGTTTAATAAGTATAAAAAATACACAGAGCCTCAATTAAATGAAAGGCTAATTGAACTTGACGAGGAAATGTGTATTATTAAAAATATGCAGGAAATTTATAGGTTTAAGCGGGAAAGAAAAGAATATTGGGCTAAACGTGAAAATACTTTATTATCGAATATCAAATCACCTTCTTAATCCCTGCTAAAAATGAGAAAGGTTTTCGATTTCTTTCCGATTCTTTCCTATCATTTTCCTATTTTTATTTTCCACGACAAACCAAAGCTCACAACTTTTTCAGGAAACGTGAAAGATAGATTATATAATTGATCTTTTTTGCTGAGGAATGAAACCTGTGGGCCCGCTACAAAATGGTTCAAATCGGTTGACAAACCAAGATTGAAACCTACAAATACTTTGTTTCTATTAGGATTGAGATTATTTTCAACGGTCAACCTATTATTCTTAATCTGAAAAGACCTTCCTAATATTTTATTCATTCCTACGCTGTCACGAATCGCTACAAGCACGTTTGAGCCTTTAAGGGTGTCAATGTATATGCTTTTCACAAAGTATTCCTGTATAGCCTCTGCTGTGTCAAGATTAGTAAGAATATAAGGTAGTCTGATAATGGTAGGTTTGCCCGGCACTTCAACAATCCTGCCTTTGATGAATTTGGGATCGGTAGGAATATAGGACATAACAGGGTGTTTGAACATGGAGTCCTTTTGCCCCTTCTGCCACATAGTATCTTTAACTGGCATTTTTACTATTTCAGGATTGCATTTTGGAGTACAGGCACGTTGAAAGAGGATTACCACAATTAGTCCGGCAATTACAATAAGCATTAAGGCTCTATCAACTGTCATTATGATATTTTTAAAAGTTTTCTCCTTGCTCTGCAAATATAATATGTAGAAACAGGGTCAATAAATATCATAGTTAAATAGCCTACTTTTAGTGTTACGCCTTGATAAATATCAGTGTAATATTTTCTTTCAAGCCTATATATATCATTCATATTTTCTTGCCCATGATTCAAAGTTTGGATTTAGCATAGCGCAATAGTCACCTGTTGTGGGCTTTTCTGATTGGTCTGATTCTGCAATGCATTTGTCTATTTCATCAATAAACATTCGCAAACTTATTGGTTCGTCTGCCCAAAAATGTTTACTTACTCTTTTTAATAAATCTATTGCTGTCATATTGTTATAGTTTTGCCTGATTTTGTGAAGTCTGCGATTATTTCCCTAATTATATCCCTTTCGTGTTGCGTTAGTTTGGCTTCCTTAAACTTTACAGGATTGTATTTGCAAAGAACGTCTAACGCTTCCTTTTCAATAGCAGTTGGGAATAAAATACCTCGCATTATTTTACTTTTTTTAATAATTCCCTGCGCTTGTTTGAATGTCATAATATCTCCTAATATCTCCTAACTTTTCAATAATTAGGACATTTAATAATTATAATTATCTGAATCTTTTGAATACGACCATAAAAACCAAGCGGCTAAGAAAATGAATAGGTAAATCATGCCACAAATATTTGTTTGTCCAATCGGTTTAACCACCCTTGTAAGAACTTTTGGTTTGTAGGTTTTCTATTCACCAACGATGTATAAAAGTTCTCATGCGCATCCCAAATTTTTTGAAACAGCTCATGTTGCAAAGGGTAGTCATTGATCGCTGAAATGGTTTTATTACCCACAATCCCATCCTGGACAACACCTAATATGCCTTGTGGAATTTCAATACCAGGAACACCGCTGTTTACTTCCCAATCAACAAGAAGTTCTGCAATAGATTGGTTTTCTATCTGATCGGCTTTCCATTTATCCCAAAATTTCAGTTTATAGACAAAGGAAACGAGTTTTGGAGTAAGCAATTTTATGTCCTCGCAATCAATAATCCAATCACCATTCAAATCATGTCCGTATTGCTTCCATGTGGCTAATGTGATGCCTAAATTGGTACATATCGCACCGTCTATATTCCCTGCATAACCACCCTCGTAAGCCAATAATTTAGGGAAGTATTTATTGAAATCTGCCATTACTTTTTAAAGATTGCCAATAAAATGCCTAAAACAGTAAAGCCCAAAGCACCCCAACAATAGGTTTCAGAGTAAGGCAAATTCCTGTGAACATCAACCTTGAAAGTGATGTAAAGGATTAAGGCAAAAACAAAAGCCAATGCCACAAAAAACCATTTTGAGTTCATATTATTTGATTTTAAAGTACAAAAATACAGAAAGTATTATAAATGATGCTATGCCGAAATATAGCGGCAAATTGGAGGTATCAGAATCTTTGCCGTAAACATTTGAATGTAGCCAATGCCAAATTTCATCCTCAATGCTACGGTCTTTTGAGGAGTCGGTTGGGTGTCCTATCCAATTCCACGCATTGCCCATTTTGTAATTAAAAACAGGGTTGAAAATTATAAGGTTCAAAGGCAGGTACTCAAAAGCCAAAAGCATATATTTCGTGATTTTCCAATGCTCTTGCAATAAAAGGATCGCCAATGTGCCGACAATTACTGCAAAGAAAACCGTTTCTTGAAAGTGGTAAACTTTTAGTGGTGGGGTTTGTAGCCTACGATAAGCGTCATAACTCGCATGTAACATTGGTATCACAATAATATATGCAAAGAAAGCCGCTATTTTGAGTATTAGAATCATTCTGTAATTACCTTAACTTTTGATACTAATTCTGCAATTTCTTCTCTCATTTTAACGCCTTCTTCATATCTTGTTGTTTTCCACCCCATTTGGGTAGATTTTGGCACGGTTTCGGTTAATTCTGCTAATAACAAATCATTATATTTTTGCAATGCAATAATCAAATTAACAGTCGGGTGTAAGTTCAATTTAATTTCAATAGATGTGCTTTCCATAATCAAAAACTTTGTTCGGTAATGCTTGAATCTTCGTTATTCATGTCGTCACCAATGAGTAAAATGTCGTCAGGCTGGTTGTATTTCATTTCCTGTTAAATTTTGAATAATCGTTTTTGCCATTTACTTCCAAAAGCATATCGAGTTTCAAGTTAAGGGTTTTTATGCTTTCCTTTAAATCTGAAATAGCGGATTTCTGATTATCAACCAATATATTAACCACCTTTTCGTTATTTTCAATCCTTATTTCTGATGCCAATATACGGGTGTGGTCGTTAACCGCTACAGCGGTAAGCGAAATCAACGCAGCCCCTATTAAACTCATTATCCAGGGCTGCCCATTACCTCTCTTATCTATTATCTCCACACTCATTTAAATTTAAACAAACTTAATGCAAAATTGTTAATCCGTGTCTTTTTTATTTTCTTCTATTTTGGCACACATCGCATCAGGGTCTTTAACGGGCAGTTTGCAAAGTACTGCGGCAACTGTGGCAACCGTAAAGACGTGCGTAC